ATGCTTATCCAACATAGCAGCAGCATGTTGTAGATAATCAGTTAGATCGTAATCTCTAATATGACGGGCAATATCGCCACCACGCATTGGTGCTATGCCATCTTCTTCACTACCAACACTGGCATTATCAACTAAGTCAAGATACTTTCCAATTACTGCACGAGCTTTCTTAAATTCAGGTGATCTGTCAGAGCCAAATGTTGCATTTAGTACATCTCTCAAGTTGTCGGTACTGCGGCCAGGTCTAGCAATTTCTTGTTCAATCGCATCCAATAGATCTGCTGGTCCTTCTTGACCTACAGCTTCGTCCATCTTGTCGTGCTTGGCACGAATCATGGCCATCTTTTCTTTGCTAGCACCATCGCGACCGGCTTTCTGTAAAGCCTTCATTCCAGTTTCGCCGTATTTCTTTTTACCTAGGTAAGCTTGTAGACCACTTTCGCTAACATCAAACCCTGCAAATTTTTCAGTGAGTTGTCTTTCGACTTTACCAACGCCTTCTAAGACACTGCCACGAGCCGCAACGCTTTCGTAAATAGCTTTCTTATCTTCAGCTTTAGTAGGCTGTTCTTTGGGCTGTAGTGCTTCTAATTTGCCCAAGATATTATAAATGTCGTTATGCTTGCTCATGTTTACTGTCCTCTTTTACTTGTATTTGGTTTTAACACACTCTTGGTATTTTGTGGTGCGTCGTTGGTTGTTTTTCCTGTGGCGTCACTTTTGGCAGCAAATTCATACTTTCTTGATTCTAGTTCTTTGATCAGGCTTGCTGCTCTTGGCTGACCAGCAATGTCGGCTGCTGCTTCAGTTTTTAGATCTGGCTCTGACAGCACAGGACCTTGATTGTCAATTCGTTCCTGAACCATGTCTTCTTGCTCGTGTTGATCTTTTGTATAAACGCAAACACCAGCTGGATCAATCATGGCACGGCTAGTTACTAGCTGTCTAACTTGATCGGGTGTGGTTGGGTACTGTAGTGTAACTTCGATCAAGTAACACTCACATGGTCCCAGCTTGGGAAATTCTCTGTGTTCTTGTATTGGTAGTCTTTTTGGACTGCTGATGGTATCAACTTGATAAGCGTCTAATGCGTTTTTAATACGCTCAAAGATTTCGCCTTTTGGGTCTACACCGGCAATCTTAACTTTAAACTCGTAAAGTTTATTAAGTTCTGCAATGTAAGATTGGAAAGCTTTCATTTAAATTCCTCGTATACCTTATTTATTCATTTTGTGCTGTTTTGCTCTGCTGGCTTGTTCAGTATCTGTTGTAGTAGTGCATTTCTGTCTAATACCACGCCTTGACCTTCTATAGCGTCATCACTAGTGACCTTTTTATCAGCTTGTTCACGTTGAAAATCTAGACGTTCCTTGCTTACCTGCAACTGAATCATGCGAAGCTTTTTATCCATTTTTGCTGTTTTAGCAGTAATGGCATGTCCTAATAGCGTGCCTGCTGTTTGTAGTATAGTACCAGAAAATCTGGCATCAACATTCATACCCAAGTCCATCAAGTCTTGAAACTTGTCTGTGGCCAATTTGGCCAGTTCATCTAGCTCGTTATCGCCTGTTTCTAAATCACGAACCAATGGTAGGGCAGCATCAATTTTATCAATAGCAGTGTTCACTGCTGTAATTACTTCCTTGTTTTCCTCAATGATCGCTTGCGATTCTGCAGCCGTGGGCTCAACAGTTTCGGGCAAGTTAAACAGAGATTCTAGTTTTTTAGTCATAACGATATTTACCGTCCGGAACCTTGATGGAAAATCTCATTTTCAGTAACGATTCTGAACTTTAAGTTGTTGGCTTTGCACCAAGCCTGGGCTGCTTGCCATTTGTACATATTAAGAATTGCTTGTGCTTGTTCTTTTTGATTTCGTGCTGATTCCAATGTAGCTTGTGTGCTAGGTTTGATTTCTATCACTTCGGCGTGTTTGCGAGAATCCTTGTCGATGTATATAACAAAGAAGTCGGGCACGTAAATTGTTTGCTTGTTGGTAAATGGGTTAACATACGGAACATGTATGCTTTCACTGGCCCATTGTAAGATGGCAGGATTGCTATCGCAAAACCGCATAAAGGTATGTTCCCATCCTGATCTATAGTGCGGTTGTTTTTTGCCTATGTATTTTTCAGGATTAAGAACTTGATATGTGCCGTTTGCCCACTTGCCCATTATGGTATAATTGTTCTATTGACATACTTGTTTGTCAACGGAGCATTTCTAACTCCTAATGCACTACTACCAACACGATTAAGATTAAGATACATGGCAATGAAAACATTCAGTTCGCCTGGGGGCATTCTTCTAAATTCATCTAGTGTTGCCATTGGGTCAACTTCTTGACTCAGGCTAGTATAGATTACCGCTGCGGCCAATGCTGCTGCTGCTTCTTTATTTTCGGCTATTTGTTCGAAGTATGCAACTACAGCATCATTTGCGTTTGGACTAATGTTATAATTTTTATTAAAAAAGTTATTGAAAAAATCAGGAGTCGTACTATCTTGATTTATGTTGTACGACGGACCTGACAGATTGGAAGTGGTCATTTTATTTTATCTTACTCTGGGATTTTGTTTAAAAGCAGCTACGGCATTGGTTGTGCCTTGATTGGTAGCTGTCACCGACGGATAGTTGATTGGTTGTACTGAGTATGGAACAGTTTGTGTTGTACGCACCGAACCGGGAGCAGTATTTAAATCAGCAACATTGTCTAAGGGTAATCCGTTATAGGAAATTCTTGGCACATAGCCGTAGCCTGAACTATTATTGCTAACAGACTGCCCGTTGCTGACTACTCCTGTCGACCCCGGATTGTTATCGTATCTAGGTGGCTCAGTTCTACCAAAAGCAATTGATTCGGGCTTGATTGAACTTTGGTTGCTGTTACCTCGGTTGCTTTGAACACCCTGATTCTTTTTCCCAATATTAAATTTGTTCTTGGCCCAATCCACTCCTTGAGTCACTGCACCGCCCACATTCTTGCCGAGGTTACCTATATTGGGAATATTCAAACCTGCGAATGGATTTTTTCCTGTCATTATTCCTTGTATAAGAGCTTCTCTTGTTTCTGCCCTTGCCAACAACGATAAGTCTGCACCTTTTAAGTTGTGAAACGAAGTATAACCTTTTTGTATAGCGCCCCTGAAGTTACCACCTCTGATATCGCCAATGATTTGGTCTGATGTACTTACTATACCACCGTTGCCAAAAACACTTCTTGCACCAAACGCTCTTGGTCTTTGCAAGCCACCTGGACCTGTAGTTCCTGGGTTAGAATTAATTAGCGCACCTGTAGCAGATTGTCCGTTGTACTTTGCCGATCGGGGAGTCAATGGACTTGGTCTTGTATCGTAGTGAAGGTCGGCGAATCCAGGTATCGTGCTTGTTTTGATGTAACCATTGAAATATAGCACGCTTTCGTAGGACACTGTCATTTCATGTTGCATAGTTTCTGTTGTTGCCGATGCATCGTGTTGCCCATGAGCAAAGCTGGTGATAGTAGGGTTTACCAACATGTATTCTGTGAATACCCCTTGGCTCATGCTATAGATTCTAATATTACGTAACAGTTGTTTCTTTTGATTAAAGTTACGCAGTGTATAACCCCAGGTTTTTTGTTTTAATTGTGGATTAAAAACATATTTGTAGTCTTCGTGATATAGTGCGGGATCTGCATCATCTATGCCGCCATAGTCACTGTCTCTATAATAGTACGTATAATAGTCACGCCAAAAGTCAATAACTACACCAAAGTTATCATCATGAAACGTAAGTGTAACTGGATCGTATTTAATTTTAGTTTGAATTATGTTTGGTCTATTGTATGAATTCAGAACTTTATTATCTATTGAGTATTTTGGAAGATTAACTGCCTTTACCATCATACCAGTTTCTAATAAATTTTTATTGTCAGTAATTCTTGTCAAGGTTGCGTCAGTTTCAAATCTTACAAAGTAAAGAAATGAATATTTTGGTGCTAGTCTAAAATTCTCCCCAACAAACAATTTGTTTGCGTGAGAATAATCAAACATGTCGCCTGCACCACTTTTGGGTATAGGGCTTGAGTATAAGTTACTTTCGTTCATAAAAATATTTATGCCGTAAAAAAACCCGGATTAATCCGGGTTTGGTTTGGTTTTTAAAGTTAATTAAATTCCCAGTCTGCCTAGTCCTGATCCAACACCGGCTGCAAGTGCGCTGCCTAGGCCTGGGCCAGTTGGTGTTTGAATTGCGTTATCAAACTTAACGTTCATGGCAATAGTTGCTGGATCGTTAGTTCCATAGTTCAAATCACCGTAATCAACCGAACTGATAAAGCAACCATACAGTGCCCATTCTTCAAGTACGTTAGGAGTAGCTACTCCATTACCACCGTCAAGCACTTGAAATCTTAGAACAAATTTGTAATTGGCACCACTCACTGCACTGGCTTGCTCCAGGAAGTCGAACTGTTTCTGGATTTGTTCTGCAACCAGTCTAGCAACGTTACCGCCGGCATCGTCGCGGAAGTTGATTGTGGTTTCTTGCCATTCTGGCTTACCTTGTAAATATACCTTGCTGTTGTAAACATCAATCGTGATTGGATTGAAGTTCACGCTAGGACGTTTTACATCCATAACCTGTTTGGTAAGTTCTACTCTATCTGCACTAATACCAAAGTTTTCAAAACTAGCACGGAATCTATACTTTAGCTTTGGCATTAACATACCTTGGCTAGTAGCACTTTGGCTAGTAGCTAAAGGGACTGTAAATTTTGTTAATGATGCTACTGACATTTTATTCTCCTGTTACTATTATTTATCTTCCATTTTGTGTAACTGAGGACCCCGGTCCTCAGTTATACTCCTACATTATTAACCCAACGCTGCTATATCGCCAGGGTTCTTCAAACGAATTGGAATGTAAATAAATTCAACATCCTTCATTGGCTCGATTGCAATGTCTACATACAATTCATTACGTGCAATACGATCTGGTGTATTGTTACTACTATCACAAACAACTAGATAATCGTAAATACCACGTTTTGCAACTAGATCGTTTATGGCACCTTCGATAATTTGTTTGATCTGGTCACGTGTGATCTTGTCATTTGGTTCAAACAAGAAGCCGTTACCAACACCAGCCAATATTGTACGAATGTAATTTACTAAACGTGCCACGTTGATACGATCCAACGAACTAGGCACTGGATTACGTGTTTTTTGTCCAAAACACACTAAACCTACACCAGGAAGCACTGTCATAGGATTAATATTGATTGGGTACATTGCATCACGTAGCGACTGATTAATACCAGTTTGGATGAACGTAGTAGTTGTGCCGCTGGTGCTTAGGAATCCAACATTGGTTGCATTGTCAATCAATCCGCGACGTGTACCAGCTGGTGGGAACCATGGGAAGCTTACATTATCGCTGCGAATGAATGTACGCAATGCCATATGGCTGGAAGGCTGTACAATTTCGTTACCTTGAACGTCTGTGGTAGCACAAGCAGGATAGAATACAGCTAGATACGGATCAGCAATGGTCAACCCGTCTCCGTATACACCAGAGATGCCCTCGCTCCAATTGGTCAACTGAACTACATTGGCCGGCAAGTTCATTGGTGTATCCCCAATAACAAACGCTGTGTTACGACGATCGTTGTTTAAGGCAACCATTTCGTCAATAAGTTCAGGATATCCAGGAGCACAAATCAAACTATAATCAAAACGTTCTTCTCTGATTTCTGTGCTTGCAACCAATGCACCTTGCATAGCAGTTACTACCATGCGACGTTGCGCTTGACGACCCATGTACGGGCTGCCGTCGTTCTTGTTACCGCTGGCAGTTACCCAGGTAGCAGGAACATCAGGTAGCACATCATCTGGATAGTTGGTTGCAGTAAACAAGTTGCTTACATATCTCTTTACATTGTATCCACTACGACGTGTATTGAACAATAAAGTTCCACGTGGATACAATTGATAGCTAGGAGCATCAAGATCAATATAGTTGCTTTCTTGTAGGTCTGCGATACCAGGCAAATCGCCAGTAACTGGGTCTGTGGTGCCGTCGCTATCCCAACGTGCATCTGCAAACACAATACCATTCTGACTGATTGCGTCAGTGTTATCGATTGCCACAAAGGATGTGCCGTTGTAACGATAAATGACTGGGAAGTTTTCTAGATCGCCTGTGTCAATCCATAAATCACCAGCTACCAATGAAGTTCCGTCAGTCTGTAATGTAGGCTCACTAGCCGACAAAATTGGACCATCTGGGTTGGTATTTTGCAAGTTATAGCCTCTAGCGTCGCTAGAAACATTTCTATAACCTCTCCAGCCAGTAGTTTCGCAAACCATGATATCTACTTCTAGTGGAGTACCGTAGTACCATAGTGTACCGTCGGCTGGTGCTTCATATGGCTCAGTGGTACTGTAAGTGTAATCTAGTTCAGCGAAATTACTTAATGCCAATTCAGTGCCACCAGGAACTGTGGTACGTACACCAGTGGTGCCTGTAGTAAATCCTGCTGTTGCCAGGGCTGTACCGCTGGCATTAGACAGGTAGATTGTGCCGCCTGCACGGTGTGTGATTGTGATTGCTCCGCTGCTTTCAATTCTGGCTGTAACGTTAGGAATGTTTTGTGCTAGAATAGCTGCAACAAATGCTGCACTTGTTGTTCCGCCAACAGCAAATGTATAAGATGTTGTTGAAGGACTTCCAACTTCGGTAACACGCATTGTAATAGTATGACCGGCGTTAAATGATGGTGTACTTGTAGGCGTTGTACCAGTAATACTCATTGCGCCAGCGGTAGTACGAACAAAAAACTTCATGGTTAACGTATCGTCTGCTTTGACATCGTACTGAACATATAAAGTTCCAACTCCTATACCGTTACCACCTGCGGTAGGATCAAACCCATAAATTGCTGCCTGTTCAGTTTGATAGAACGGGGCCGCTAGAGTTGTCCAGGTATCGCTACTGGCTGTGTAAATCTTCATGTTAAGACTTGCACCGTTACCTGTTGCACTGGTTTTTAGGAAAATACTTCCGCTTGGACGTGGTAATGTATCTGTGGCTCTCCAACTTGGAATCTGTGTAAATGAACCGTAAGTTAATTCTGGTGCAGCATACTCGCCGCCGCTGCCAATAGCAGCGTCAACAATACCAACTTCTCCTAGTACATTCTGACTTCCTGTGTTATTTGCAATACTTAATTTTCCGTCAGTAACTGATCCATTGCTCTGCGACGCACTGGTTACAAACAGTTGCAACTTGTTATCAGCACTTGCTGCTGCTGTAACACCGGTAATAGCCGCTGTGTTAATTGCAGAAACAATGCTGGCCAAGTTTGTGCCACCAATGGTAACCACTGTATTGTTAATCTTTAATTCATTGGTACCTACGTCTAATGCAGGACTAGCTACCGACCCAACTACAGCTGGCCAGCTATTCTGCCAGGCTGTACTACCAACTTTGACCCAAGCATTGCTTGAATTTTTATAGTATGTAAAGTTAGCAGCTCCATTGGTAGTATCATCCACAGCAACAACAGCATAAGATCCAACATCACCAATACTGGTTTTTGGCTCATATGGAGGGCCAACTATCAAATCATCTAGGCTAGTTAATACTAAAGGAGTTTTTAAAGTAAAGGTTTCGTCTGCGGCGTCCCACTCGTTAATACCAAATGTGCTGTTAGCTAGATCAAACCAATAAACGCCGTTAGCAACTGTGCCAACAGGTCTAACCGATGTTGATTCTAGCTGTCCTAAATCTACGTCTGCACGGATTGCATAAATTCTATTACCCAGGCCCATGGCGCTGTATGCTGCCATTAAGCCATATTCGTTTAATTCGTTACCGTGTAGCGGTGTACCAGCTGCGCTTTGTTTAAAGACTGGATAACCCATTGCTGCAACAAGTTCACGCTGACTTGTAAATGCTTGCAATTTGCCTGCGTTTTCGGCTGTAGTGCCTGTGGCCACTGTGCCGTTGAAAATTTTATCTTGTTCTGTGGCAAAAACTACTAGTGGTACGGTACCAACTGCCCCTGGAACATATTGGCTTTCGTCTGTGACTGTAATTTCTAAACCTGGAGATACTAGTGCCATGGTATTTTTCCTTTTCAATACATGTTTAAGATATTTATTTGAAAGTGGATAAAATAGGTAGTTAACCGCACCTTTCGAAAGGTTTGCATGATAAATATCTACATGGATAGACCCTTATGTGCCTCTTGTCACGGTAACCCTGTTGCTATAAACTACAAATCTGGTGACAAAGTAAGATATCGTAAGATTTGCAATGCTTGCATAAACAAAGGCAAGAAGGGAAAACCTGCTGCTGCGGCTTGGCAAAGGGCTGGCTATACGAAAAAGCCAGCGTGTGAAAAGTGCAACTTCAAATCCAAACACACCGAGCAGTTATTTGTTTTTTATTTAGACGGAAACTTAAAAAACAACAATTGGTCTAACTTGAAAACTGTGTGTGCCAACTGCAGGATAGAAATCAATAAAGCCAAAATAAAAACTACTTGGCGTGAAAGTCCGCTGTCAGCAGATTACTAAGTTGTCCGTAAAGCTGTTCCAGTGTGTCGTTATTGTTTACTTCGTAGTTGAATACTGATCCTACCCAAGCCCATTCTGATTGGTGCACTCGCGGATACCTTTGGGGCATCAATTGTCCTGCATCTTCGAGTAACCATTGGCGATCCCAAGGTGTTGTGTTTTCTGTTAACGCACAGTCGTACCATTCGGGCAACGAGCCACGCTTTACCCAAACAATAATACCACCTGCGTTTCTGATAGCTTGAATTTCATTGGGAAAACGCACATCGCTTATCACAGTATGACCATTCCGATGTCTTAGTCTATTTTCTAGAGCTGCGATCCAAATATCGTCGTGGAAGCCGCGGCGACACACATCTGTGCCCCAATACTGTAGTACCCACCTAGGAGTAAGGTCCGGCATGTTCAGTCGTTTTGCCCACCATGGATCTACTTGTTCTCGCCAGGTCCTGGCTTCAGGAGTTAGGCCTTCCAGTAGCTCTCTATCCCACCCGAACACAGCGGCCACAGCATCTTTAAGAGCGCCGGCAAAACTGTCACGTTTAAAGCCGTGTTGTGCTACAAAATAATTGGCTGCGGTGTCTTTACCTGATCCAATAAATCCGCAAATTCCTATGATCATAAAAAATGCCCCTTTTGGAGCATTATATTTTATTTGTTGCTAAAAGTCAAACACCATATTTGTTTTTTTTCTTAGCAGCAACAGGGCTTGATTTATTAGTTGATTTTAATTCTTGGCTACGCATATCCCCGTGGTTAATGTCTTCAACGTTGGCACCTACTGCTTTATACGCAAGATTAAGCATGTCTTGGTCTACTTTTGAATAAGGGGCTGCAACTTTCCATTTGCCTACCCAGGATTCTTCGTCCACGTCTGGCATGGTTTTACCGTCAGTGCTGGCAACTGCTAGTCCCAGGCGATACAGAGTGTAATCTCCGTTCCATTTTTTACCATCGGAGAATTTGTTCAATCCTCTAGTGGGCAGGCGCTGTCTATCTTTGAGATCGCCCATTGTTTCATTAATAATATCTCTAATTTTCATTACCCAATTACCCATGTAAGCGGCATACTGCCATCAACATAATCTTTCAACTGTTGCTCAAGTGCATCCATTTCTGCTTGAGCTTCGGACTTCAATGCTGCACCGTTTAGAGTAGTTCCACCCTGTGGGCCAGAAATTGTACTGAACTTCTCTCTGGCTTCGCCAATAATACGTTTGGCAAAACTATAGGCATACTCCTGCAACCACGGGAAAGCATATGTATCATTGAACAACATCACGTCAGGTTTCACGTTATACGTCCACATCAGTATTGTTTCACTTACTGTATCTAGATCAGGACTGTAAACTTGTGATACTCGTAAGTCATTTGTGTTTCCGCCTGTGTTGCTAACTGAAGTGCTGGTTAGAACATTTTGTGCTGTAACAGTTATTGTGAGCTTGTCAGCACTGACTGTTGCTGCGGTATAAATTCCGTTGTACCCACCAACCGGGCAATTTCTTATAATAATGTTGCCACCAACAGTCATGTCTGTCCACGGATCCTCTACCACTATGGTAATTGTGGATCCCACTGCTGTCCCGTTGGCAGATAACGATGTTAGGCGTCTATAATTAAATCCAACTTCAGGAAACTTACGTACAACTGTGAATTTTTTTGTTACAGGGTTGAATGTAAAGTTGAGATGCCCGCCAAACATACGCATGGCAAGTTCTTGATACTGTGTAAACAGTTCGTAGTTGACCAAGCCGCCCACGCGGCCTGCCACCAACATATAAGTGTTAAGATAGCCGCTTGCAAACGGTTCAAATTGACTGGCTGTTGTGCCTGTAACGCTACCAATACCTCTTCGGTAAACTGCACGAATTTGTTGAATTTCTGCAGGCAGTATGTACTCTTGCGTCTGCGGCAACAACTCCATGAATGCATAGGATTCTTCGGTGCTGTTTTGAGCACGTTGACGATACTTGACCAACGCCGACTTGATTGCCAGTTCGTAGTGCTCTTTGTCTAGCTCTACATCTACTATACCATCGCCTAATCTTAAGCGAATGTAGTCAATTATTTCTGCCCGTTTTCTTTCTACTGAAGTAAGCGATTCGTCGTTGAACGCAATCTTACCAGTGCCGGTCCCGCCGTTGGCGTCAAAAAGACTGCGTGTAATTAACGCATTGTTTTGTTTAAGGTTTTCTTCGGCACTAATATTACCAGTAAAGGGTGTAGACATTCATATTCTCTCGGTTCAATGTATTTATTGAACTTTTAAGAGAACAGTATCCGAATTCATGCGTCCGTTGCCCAGGGTCTCTGTGGCTTTGATATCTTCAAGAAACTTGCGTAGCTGCACCTTGCTAGCCTTGGCAAATTCTTTGAGCTTTTCTTCGGGTTTACGCAGGGTCTTGCCTACACTCTTTGTTTCATCAAACCCAGTTAAACTGGTACCTTTGACGCCTAACGGACCGTGCAAGCTGTCGGCTATGTACTTGTACAGTTTACGAGTTTTGGTATTATAGGCCCACAGCTCTTGTGCGCCAACAATATCCACAGGGTTGATACTGACCAGTTTCAGCGTCTTTTCTTCTTTCATGTATTTGAGCTTGCTAACCAGTTTTTCTTTATTAGGCGCACGTTTTACACGAGCTTTTTTGGTAGCTTTCTTGACGCTGCGATACTGATCCAATGCATCCAGAATGCTTTGTATAAAAGCATGGTGTCGCTTGAAGTCAGCTGCTTTGTAGTGTCGATAAGCTTCTACCACTTGCTCGTCAGCTTTGGCCAATGCTTCGCCTAGCTCAGTTTTACGTGCCATAAACAAATCTTCAAACTTTTTGATTTGACTTTGAGGCACTGCATTAGACACTAGATAATCGTAAGCTTTCGGGTCAACTGTGTCCCCTGCTACTACTTCGTCGTACAAGCCCTCAAAATGTGCCAGGTGCTCGCTTGTTTTTTCGTTGAGCCTGTCCTGAATAGTTGGCGCACGAACTGCTACGGTTGGTTGTGCGGGCTGTGCAGGCTTGCCTCCTGTGGTTGTTTCTTCAGGTTCTGCATCTGCAATATTAATTGCATGATCAATACGCTCTTTGAGATACGTCAACTCTTTTTCTCGCAAAGGCATACCCTGTCGACTGGACATGAGAATACTGTAAGCAGTCATTGGAACTGCTCTGTCTGCACTGCGTATAAAGGCACTCACTTGAGTTTTGGTGTACTTGTTTTCTTGCATCCATTTGACCATGTGCTTTTTAAGGTCTTTTTGAGCATAGAAGTAATTGTAATAGAAAAAACCTTTACGCAAAAAGTGATCAAATTCTTCTTGCGACATTTTAAGGGCACGTTCAGTATCCCATACGGGTTCGCCGCCTGTGTACTTTTCGTCAGTGAACAACGGGTCTCTAGTTTTTTTGGGTGCTCGCTTGGGTGCTTTGACGCTTTGTGCTGTAGCCATATGGGTAGCTCCTTGTACTGTGCAAAATGCTATTATACTATTCTTTGGGATTTTTGTCAAGCAGTGTTGCAAAAACGAGCCACCCTTGCAATTCTTGCAACTGTTGTTGCACTTTTGCTAACTGCTCATCGTAGTGGGCGGAATGCCCAAACTTGCGTTTGTCAATCTGTAGCTTACTTAACTCTGTAACACTATTGTTTAAATTACGATACATTCGTTCCATCTGACGCTTGTTGGGCAGGTTATTCATTGCCCAAAGTGTTCGTCTGATTTCTTGGTCAATTTTGGGCCAATCATCTAAGGATACGAAATCGCTCATTGTTTAAATTATACACATTATCCTAATTTATGTCAATTTTGGTAACCGCTAAATATAAAATAACAGGAAAAAATTGTGCCTAGATTATCACTTTGGAAAGACGGAAAACATTCAAACGATTACAAGTTCTTGGATCGTAGAATCAGCGAAATGTTTACCGTTGGCGGTACCGGAATTTATGTACACAAATATCTAGGAACATTCTCTGCAAATGTAGCAGATCCTAGCCCCACGCAACCGTATTATGCCAATCAAAGCGAATTAAACATCCAGGACTTGCTGTTTTTGGAAAATCGCGATCGCAAGTACGATCCAGATGTTTACAACATGCGTGGCATTTATACCGTACAGGACAACAGTTTTGATCTTAGCCAATTTGGTTTGTTTATACAGACTGGCACACTGTTTATGGTATTTCATATCAACGACATGATGGCCACCCTGGGGCGTAAACTGATCAACGGCGATGTACTTGAACTACAACATTTACTTGATTACAATTCACTAGATAATTCAGTACCAGTTGCATTAAAAAGATTCTTTGTGGTTAGCGATGCACAATTTTCATCAGAAGGTTTTACTCCCACATGGTGGCCGCATTTATGGCGTGTCAAGTTAAATCCGTTAACTGACAGTCAGGAATACAAAGACATTCTTGACAATATCAAGAGCGATCCTTTAAATGCCAACAGTGCCCCAATTGGTGAATATCTATCCACATTAGAAAAATATCAGGCAATCAATGACGCAATTATACAACAGGCCGCACAGGATGTACCAAGCAGTGGATACAACACATCCATGATCTACACCAAGGCTGTGCTGCCCGACGGTAGACCTGCTGATCCACCAGGAACATCAGCCGGTGATAGTTCTAACATATCTGTTGATACCGGTACTCTTACCGCAGACATTATAGCATTGACATCAACTGCCAAAGTTGGTGGATATATGAGTGGTGACGGTACTGCCCCGAACGGACTTGCTGTAGGCAACGGAATCAGCTTTCCTACTAGTCCAAGTTTGGGTCAGTACTTCTTGAGGTTAGATTATTTGCCTAATAGGCTGTTTAGATATGATGGCAATCGTTGGCTCAAGGTAGAAGATAAAGTAAGAACGTCGCTTACTCCAGGCAGTGATAATCAATCGCAAACTTCAAGTTATATCAATAACACCAAGACCTGGACCGATGCTAGTGGAGTTGAACGCAACGAAAGAACTAGTTTGAGCAAGGCATTAAAACCACTGGCGGATAATTAAACATGTATAGAGATTTCTTTTATGACGGTCAAGTAAGACGATTCATTACGCAATTTATGCGTATGATATCAAACATTCAAGTTGAGTTTGGGGTCAACCGTGACAACGTGCGTGCCTTGCAACGTGTACCTGTGTACTACGGGGATAGTAGCAGACAGGTCGCTAGTATACTCAAAAACAATTCTGAAAGTATGTTGAGTGCGGTTCCGGCCATGGCAGTGTACGTTGGTTCGCTACAGTATGATCGTGAACGTGTACAAGATCCTTTTTTGGTCAGCAAGGTAAGAATCAGAGAAAGACTGTATGATCCCATAACAGGAGAGTATACCAATCAGCAAGGAGATCTAGTAACTGTAGATCGTCCCATGCCGGTGCCATACAAACTCACTCTCAAAGTAGATATTTGGACTAGCAGCACTGAACAAAAATTGCAGCTATTGGAACAGCTGATGGTGTTATTCAACCCAGGCTTGGAAATTCAAAGTTCAGACAACTATGTAGATTGGGCAAGTCTGAGCGTGGTATTCTTAACTGATGTGACATGGAGTTCAAGATCGGTTCCTGTTGGTACAGAAGAACCAATTGATGTTGCAACAATGACTTTTGAAATTCCAATTTGGATCAGTGTACCAGTCGCAGTAAAACAATTTGGAGTTATTAAGAAAATTATTGCCAGCGTGTTTGACGCCGACGGTAATTTGAGTCCTGCAATTTTTGACACAGATGAAAAACTAATTGCCAGAAAAACTGTTACACCATTGGATTACCGAGTTCTTTATGTGGGCAGCGAACTGCTGCTGTTGAAGCCCGAGGATGTGGACAATCGTAGAGGTGGCAAATTTGGATCTGACGATTCGTGGCCTGCCTTGATCGATGTATATGGTCATATGACCAATGGTGTTAGTCAAATAAAATTAGTCACGCCAGCTGGCAATGAAATAGTAGGAACTGTTGCATTTAACCCAACTGACAATACTCGACTGTTGTATTCACCGTTTATTGACACACTACCGGCCAACACCTTGGATCCGGTTGATGCAATCATTGATCCGTTAAACGTAGAAGTTGACAGTGAATTATTGACTCCCACAAACGGTACACGATATTTGATTCTCAATGATATTGGATCCTTCAGTAATTTACAACCAAGCGAAGTTTGGGTAGGGTCAAACAATCAAAACTTTGTGGCCAGAGCCAACGACATAATAGAATATAATAATGGGTGGACTGTGAGTTTTGACAGCTTCTCTAACCCTGCAATCGAATACGTGACCAATCTTACTACACAAATTCAATACCGATGGTTTGGCGGCGAGTGGGCCAAGAGTGTCGAAGGTGTGTACGGCGAGGGCGAATGGACACTGATTCTATAAAATATATAGAAAGCTGCGGCGCTTTTATATACTGCACTACCACCCACAGATATTTGTACTTGCTGAGATCCGGTTCCAAACACGGAGGATCATGGGGGCTAGTAGGCGGCAAAATAGAATCAGGTGAAACTGTTAGTCAGGCTCTGGCCAGAGAAATTGTGGAAGAAATAGGCGACAACATAGTTGACCCCAAGTTTATACCTATTGAAAAATTTACCAGCGAAAACAAAAACTTTATCTATCACACTTTTTTAATCGCAGTAGATCGAGAATTTGTTCCTGTTTTAAATGAGGAACATCGTGGGTATTGTTGGGTGCCGTTGAAGGATTATCCTAAGCCACTACACCCAGGTGTGTGGCGCACTTTTAATTTTCGAAGTGTGGTTAAGAAATTGGAAACTGTAGAACAGATCAAAGATCAGCTTCAAGAACAAATTGCCTAAAATCAATTGTTTTAAAGTTGGTACGATATCTCCATGCCTCGGGTGTTCTAAACGTAGCTGTAGGTGCTACTCTAACAAATTCCACATCAGAATATGTTCTAAAAATCATATCCATTGATTGCACCCAATAATCTTCAGTTACAGTTTGCGTTCTAGGCGGATATCCTGCACGACCAGCATACACATTGTAGTTGTAGTTGGGAGTATCGTTGCCGTCGAATCCCAACAAAAATATTTTTTTATGCCCGTCAAAGCAGGCCAGGTAAGTTGCTAGTGCGCCGGCATTCCAGTTGGGGTTTTGTGGGATAAGATAAAACTTTCTTGGATATTCAGCAATTGCCCACCCCGACGCATACACTACATTTTCATTTACATAGTCAGTTCGCGAAACTTCTTGCACTATTTCTGATCCGGTTACCACAAGAAAGTCCGGTGCGTAGTCTTGATACAATGCATTACATCCGTATGTTTGCAGTCTGTTTGTGCCGCGGATTCCAGCACGATGATTGGCAACTAATCGTAAATCAACACCCAGTCTTGAATCACCGTTGCCGATAATCAAAGCTCGGTTGCTGACTTGCAAATTTTTAATTTGATTGGGAATGAATTCTGTGGTCTTTACCCAGTCACCATTCTTGTGCTCTAGGCTAGTTACAACATCCTCGCCCAAATAATCTTTACGATATAATTGCTTTATTGTTTGCATATTGATATTTATTTAAATTTTATTTTTAATTCATTGATCCCACACTGGATTAGGTTTAACCGGCCAAGTTGGGTCTGCGATAGGTTCGATAATATAGGCACGCAATTGGGACCTATAAGATTCAAAATCAGACTTATTAGCAAGATTGACGTCAGGCAACATAGCCCAATCTACTTCGGCAATGAGTTCTTTTGCTCTTTTTTCGCAGGCCGCAAGTATCCAAACGCTGGACAAGCGTGAAATTTCTGCATCAATTTCTTCCCGGGCCGGGCATGTTTGTACTTGATCGTTCCACTCAAGGCCGCTGTAAGCGTCTCCTCGCAAAACCCACTGTGCATTTGGTCTCAAAGACATTAAGGCATCAGGTATCTGTGGTGTTCTTGTCATTTATTTCTCCATTTAAGCTATTGCAATTATTGTAATAATTGGCATTCCAAATTGATTGCCGCTGGCACCGTCCCAGTAAGTGGTTCCGTGCAATGCCAGTGGGTTGCCAGAACCATATCTTCTGGCCTGCATCTTCAGTGTTTTTCCCGAAGTCCACGTAGCCTGCCGTCCTGTGTTCTCGTTTGCTACGCCACCAATTGCAATCGTCCACTCAAAGCTATAACGTCCTTCCGGATAAGTGCCAGACCTATTGTGGCGAGCAAACACAACCTCTGCGCTATCTATAAAAAATCTAAAGTGCCCAATGCAATGAGATCCACTTGGCCAATAATGATTGCAGTGGAAGATGTATCTTACTTCTGTGGTTCCTACCGGGGGTGTGTATGTTATAGAGGAACCTGTTACGTCTGCATACGTATCTGCCAACGCCTGTTGTGTTGTGACATTTTGAACTGTGTATGTGCCCGATGCGCCTGTAATTGAAGAGCCATCGCAAGGACTGCTCAAGTATTCAATAATCTGACCAGGCATCCGTGGGTAGCCATTGACCAGCACATTTGTGCCGTTTGGTAGTTGCATTGTGTCAAGTTTAAGTGTGGATGGCATTACGGTGCAATCTCCATTATTGTAATTGTTGATCCGCCGGTGTAACCTGCGTAATTTAAATATATAGTTCCGGAAGTCCAACGACCTATCATTGCTGTGTATTGAATAACAGTTCCTGCGGCAACATTGGGGGTATCTATTATTTCTCTCTTTATGTTCCAACTATTGGTACCCGCGCCATTGCCAGATCCCATCCAAGTATCTCCAGCTGCGCCATCGACACCAATCAGTCTGGTAGTTACGCCGGATATTGTTCTTTGCAAACCCATATTGCAGCCGCCGGCACTGGTGTAATACCCTTGACCAACCACCATTATTAAAAAGCGACTGTTTGATAATTTTGGTGTGATGCTTAAATCCCCGTTGGTTGCTGCTACATATACTTGGTTGGTAGTCAAAATGGTTTCGTTGTTGTATGTTTTGTATACTGTCTGAACCACAAGCCCTGACTGTGATAATGTATTTCCTGCAGGAATAGATATTATTCCACTACCAGTTCTAGCGGTAATACCAGAAACACGTAGGTTACTCATGCTGCAATCTCCATTAATGTAATTGAACTTGTTCCAGCTTCGTGGCCGCCGGCTGCATATCCGACTGTTCTGTTTGTATGCAATACGATAGCCGTGTCGGTTACTACACAAGCCTGATATGTTACGGCCGAAGTTGTTGCCGGAGAATCTAAGAAATTATACATAGTCATTTCAGGCGTGCTATTGCTATCTACATCTCTATAACTCAATGCCGAAATATGCAACCCGGTGTTTCTATCAGTGGGCCAGGCCGGGTTACGACCAATTAGTGTTCCGTTACGTTTAATATTCCACATCAAATTCCAGGTAGCTGCTTCATTGTTAAATTCGCCAAACCATCTGACTACTACGTATATTTGACTTGCTGTGCTTTTTGGAGTGATAGAACAGTTTAAATCTGGTATGTCAGTAAAGGTGGTATAACTATTAGGAACAGATACTGTTGTCTGCGACCATATATGATTTTGAACCACTTGAAGAATGTGCCCGGGCGCATATAGTATAGTTGGGCTAGGAACGTTGATTCGATTTCCTGCGGTAGACGGGGCCGACAGTGATGACACAGTTAACCTACTCATACAATTACCCACTCCCCGCCATCGGCGATAACGACCTCAACACCATCGGCGATAGTGATTGGACCAACACTCATTGCATTTTCTGTTGTGTCAATTGTCACATTCGCTGAAATAGTTCTGGTGTTATAATAAAATTGTCCAGTATTGTTTACTCTTGCTGCGGTAATACTACTAGTAGTATTAATATTTCCAGCTGTACCAATTCCGCCTGCAACTACCAATGCACCTGTTGTGGTTGAAGTTGACGTTGTTGTTGCCGCTACTACAACATTACTAGTGGTACTTGAACCAAGGATTGCTCTACCCGGGGCTTGTAAACTGCCTCCTGCTGTAATATTGCCAGTAATTCCAACACCGCCAGTAACTATCAAAGCACCATTTGTGGTATTAGTACTGGCAGTGTTAGAAGTAATTACAAGATTACCGGTGGTCAAAGTACCGGCTGTAGTTACCGTTTTTATCCAAGCACCTTTTGTACTGTTATAGTTATAAACAATACCGTTTACTGTTGCTTGTTGTCCGTTAGTTGGCGATGTTGGAAATGACATAGCTTATTGGTTGTTAGGTGCCTGTGCTATTGCGTCCGCTTGGCGTTGTGCTGCTGTTTTTACCCATCCGTTGTCAAATGCCAATTCAACTATGGCCTCGCGAGTGCCCGGAATTTGAATATTTGTTTCTAAACATTTCTGAACAGTAATGGCTACGATTTCCTCTATAGCGATTCTGGCTCGTTCATGCGCTGCATTTTGTATCCATTCGTCAACAGATAACGATGCATATTGCATGGCTAGTTCTTCTGCTTGTGTGTAATTAACTGTATAAGTTGTCATGATATTATCCTAATAGAACTCCTGAAAAGTGTGAGTGTGATCCCCAGTACTGGAGTCCACTTATATTTTGCCAATCACCTACTGTAACAAAGTCGTTGGCATTTAAACTTATAACCGCTGACTGAGAAAACCCTGCGCCGGCATCCATTTGTAAATCGTTGTAACCTCCCCCATTTACTTTTATCGCACAACGTCCGGTAGCTGAATTTACAAATACCGACCAAGTAAATAGATATCTTCCGGCCACAGGAGCAGTGAATCTGTAGTTTCCTGTGTTGTAATGGCCTCCTATGTTGTATATAGCATTACTCATTACAAGGTTGCCTTGATTGCCTAAGGTTTGATTACTGCCAGGGCCGTTGGCATAAAAGGCGGGCTGAAAAGGTTGGGTCACTACCCCGTTTCTATCAATACGCATGTGTTCTCTATGAAAATTTCCAGAGTTATGCGTTTCGAACGCTATTTCTTGATGTACCCCCGACACTGTATCAAACACTACGGCGGCACCACCTGTTGTTCCTAATATATATGCACCACCGCTATTCAAATACTCGATCCTAACTTTTGATGAGGCTTGAAAGCGAATATTACCTGCGCTACCAACAGTTATTTTTTCTGATCCGGTTGTTGTGGCCACTTGTAAGTTTCCGCCGACGTCGACTCTAACACGTTCTCCGCCTCCAGTGTAAATGGTTACCGGGAGGTGTGAACCTGTTCCTGTTAACACGTTCTGAATTCTTAAATCGGTTACAGTCTGTACAAGTTGACCAATTGATGAATTGTTTGGATCGCTACTAGTCGAAACAGAAAATGACGCTGTGGTAGCAGATCCGTTTGGTATTGCATATATGTTGGTTGCACCATTCACTGTGCTCGTCTGAAACATCGCACGGTTAGCGATTGTTACGTTACTAAAATCGCCAACGATTCGATTTCTTGTGCCGGTGAAGGTTAGGTTACCAGCCGCACTTAAATTTCCTGTAGTAGTAATATCTCCTGGTATACTGATACTGTTAGTAACCAATGGTGCTGCCACATTGGCCTTGTTCCAAACACCTTTGGTGCTGTTGTAAACGTAAACCAGATTATTAACTGTGGCCAACTGACCGTTTGAGGGACTATTAGGAAACGGCATTAGAATCTCCCCACAGCTATTTCAATCGTTTTAACTTCACTGGTCATAATATTTTCTAAACTTTTTCCTAGTATGCATCCTGGTGCATATCTTTCCGTAATACATCGTTGTGCTGTACCTGACAATTTACTGGTAACCAATAGATCGCCTTTACTAACTGGGCCTAACACTCGGCAAGGCACACGGCCGGTCAAGGCCACAACCAATCCTTCTATGCTGTCATTCATTATATATGCAGGATTGGTTGATATTACCCCAGCCACTCTTGAATCGTGGTCTCGTGTGGTAACGGTTACTTCTTGGTCGCCACCAAATACTACTACAGTGCCGGCAGTATAATTATAATCAGACACATACTTTTCGGCCAAATCAGCGTACTGTGCAGAAGTTGCCCTAGCAAACACTGTGTTGAATCCAGCACCAGTTGCTCCAATATTGCCCGTACCTGCGCTACCTGCATTGACAATTGCTGTTGCTAAATTGGCCGAATTGACTGTAATTGATCGTTGTACTGTGATTGTGTTTGATACCAATGCGTCTGGTATGTTGGCCGAAGCAGATCCAATGTCGACCCACACATTGCTTGACCCATCGTTTATACGTAAAAATAATATGTCAGTATCTGTGTCGTACCACGAATCACCTAATAGCGGACTGGTAGGGGCAGTAGGACTAGCTGTAAAATTGGTCTGTGTGTCTGGGCTGCTTACGTCTACCCATTGACTGCTGTCGCCGTCGGGAATGTATTCGTACAAGATGTCGGTATCAGTATCGTACCACTTGTCGCCGCGGCTGGCTCCTGCCGGTGCAGTGTTTGCTGTAGTAAATGTTATACCACTGATTGGATTGCCATTGCCGGACCAGTACAATCCCGTAGCAGTACGAAGTGCATTAGCAGTCACATTACCTGCGATGTTGGCTGCTGGTGGATTAAACTCTACATTGGCTCCCATGTTAACTGTAGCGCCGGCGCTGGTAAATGACCATTTACCCGATGAGTCTACACTCATAGCTTCAGGACCAAGATAAATTGTATTACCACTGAGCCAAATATCTTTCCAACGCTGTGTAGGTGATCCAAGATTATAAGTTACATTAGCTGTAGGTGTTAAATTGCTAGAAATGCCGCCAACAGATAAGTTACCTGATAGTGACATATCAGTTAATGCAATTTTTTTCCAACTATTGCTAGCCGAAGTATACTGGTAGGATACTCCGTTAAGCGCGGCTATTTGTCCGTTAGTTGGTGATGTTGGAAATGACATTTGTTAGTCCTTATGCTCCTCGTACCATGGCGCCGTTAAACCAAGTAATATTAGGAGAGTTAACTGCGGTAACAGTTACACTTGATCCCGAACCTTGTTGAACATATATTTCAAAAAAGTCTGTAGTACCATTGGCATACACCAATGAGCTAACCTGCATGGCCCAGAAGTTTGCGGCGATTTGTGTGCCTTGTTGATTTATACCACGCTTATGCTCTGCACCATTCTTCCAAATAACAATCATCATTTCGCCAGTGCCGCTTGCTCCATCTAGTCGAACTTCAGCATTCAGTTGATAGTAACCTTCTACTGTTGGTGTAAAGCGTGAGTTGGCGTAGCAATTATCTGTGTCAAATTCTTCTGTTTGAAATAGAACTTTTTGTTGGCTACCTGATGTTATAGTTTGGAGCGTGGCAGCGGCGTAGGCACTGAATGCTGGGCCGTTTACTGCTTTTTTACCGCCCACTGTGAGACTTCCAACGACATTCAAATTGCCATTGGGATACAGACTCAATCTAGTTGTACCAGGAACGAACCAACGGAACTCACCGGCATTGTTATCAATCTGCCAATTCTGCTGAGTATTGCCGTTGAAGAATCCCACTCGTGGTGTTACGCCAGGAGCAGTGCCTGTGTTGCCCACAAACACCCCACTTAATATTGAGTTTTCGTCGTACGGACCGCGGAACACTCCGGACCCAGTAGAAATAATGTTGCTTGCAATGATGCTATTATTAGTATTAGTGCCAATCTTGGTATTTGCGTAAGTGTAAAATGCCCCGATGTTGGAATTTATACTATCAACAACAGTGGTATCTACATTACCTGACACGAACGATGACGAAACATCTATCCAGTATGCAGTGACACCATCAAACGAATATTCATATAATACGTCGTCGTCGGTGTCGTACCACTTATCGCCTTTATTAGGCCCGGCCGGTGGTGTACTAGAGGCGGTATATGTGATGCCAGTAATTTGAGCTCCGTTACTGGACCAATATAATCCTGTTGCTGTTCTAACTGCATTGACTGTAATATTACCGCTTACACTAACATTACCATTTTCTTTAAAATACAAGAAGTTGCTGGCGCCGGCCATTGACCCAATATCATTGTACTGAACGTTTCTATTTGCACCTTGTACTGAACTGCCACCGCTAGATGCGTCAACAAAAGTCAAAGCTGTTGTACCTAGCACAATAGGATTGCCCGTAGTCAACCGCCATGTTTTGCCTACATAAGTGCCTTCTTCAATGGCAGTGGTCATACCGGCTGTGACTCTATCATTGGCGTTAGCGTCCGGACTCCTAGTCCAAGTTCCGTTGCTGCCTGTGCCCAGTGTTTGTACTATATAGATACCGTTTTGACTGGCTGTGCTTTGTCCTGCTACAAGTATGCGATCGCCAACAGCTAATGATATACTATCGTAACTGCTAGGAGCACCGCCACTGAGAGTTACATTGGTTGTAGTAACTACCCTACAACTTGCTTTGTAATCTGTGTCAACAATACTGCTATATCTGGGTCTTGTTAATGCCATTGTTTTACTCGTTATGCAATATTTAGCCAAAATTAAAGGGCCTTGCGGCCCTTTAAATTGGGGTACAGTATTTTACAATCTACCCACTACAACTTCAATGATGCCTTCGACCCCATCAAAATCCTGTAGTGCTTTGCCCACTACGCTACCTGTAATTGGCTGATTATCTGGCCTAGCATATCCCCCGCCAGCACTGACTAGCATATCGCCTTTTTTAATGTTTCCGCGTACTCGGCAAGGAACACGGCCGATTAGAGCCAAAGATACAACATTTGGGCCGGCCAAGCTGTCGTTCATGAGATAGGCTGGGTTAGTAGAAACTATACCGGCTACAGCTCTGGTACCATCTTCGGCTAGCGTAACTTCATGAGCGCCGCCGAATGCCAGCACTGTGCCTGGAGGATAGGGTGCGTCTGCTTGGTAATTTTCTGCCAAGTCAGCGTACAGGGCTTGGTTTGAAACACCGTAGATGGTAGCAAATCTAAAAGACAAGTTTCCAAGAAAAACGTTGGCATTGGCCTGTGGCTGAATGTTACCGTTAAATCTAATAGGATTTGCTCCTCCTGTTGTTTCTATTCTTTGTAATGGCATGATTTATTTTTCCTTTTTATGCCTGGTTTTCTTGCCAGCGTAAACTTGCTCGAGCAGTATACTGAACGTTAGCATTCAATGGACTTACTACAATACTCAAAGTGTCTGGACCGTTTGGATATGTTTCAAAACCGCCCAGTACCCCATTATTAAGCTCTTTAATTTTTGTAAGATCAAATGCTGTTACACCAAAGTTAACACCAGTAGTTGTGACTTGCCCGAAGAAATTGACAGATGTTTGTCTTGGTGGTGCTGGTTGTGTGTAAGACTGGAACACAACCTCGCCGCCGGTAACTGTCGTGGCATCATCGTCGTACTGTGTCAAACTATTGCCTCCAACATTTTGCCAATTTGGCGCCGGGCTAGTCAACGTTCCGTTAAGGATAACACTGACAATCACTGAGTCAGTAGATGCCACGTCACAACCAATTGGCCACAATTGCATACGGTTAGTTAAGTCACGTACCCCGTATCCGCCAGCAATACCGTTATCCGCAGTGGGTGCCAATCTAATACTCAACAAGCAATACTGATTACCTGTATTAATGGTGTTTAGCGTACCTGCTCTGGCAAAGGTATAACCTCTATCTTCGTCAAATCTACCATCCATGATCAAGCTAGTACCCCAGTGGAACAGGGTTGGTGCATAAGTCGGAGCTGTGGTTCCGTTGACTACCTCATATCTAATTGGCAAGTTACCGGCTCTGAAGTAAGCTTCAATCTTGTTGTTGCCGTGTACAAATTTATGTATGTATACGATTTCGCCGTCTTGGTCTTTTACACCAAAACGAATTGTACCAGCGCCGTACCATGCATAGTCAATGTACCACATTAGAATTTTGTTGATATCTAGTTGGAATCCAGAAATACCGTTTCCGTCGGCAGTGTCAATATTGAATCCCGATTGCGGAATTCTAGCATCTACTGTAACAGATACTCTAACACCGCTTAGTGTAGTAATTGAGGTATCTGCGCGGTAGGCAGGAACAACTTCAATACTGGTATCACTGTTAATCTGAACCACTTCGTAACTTAGCCCTTTGATAACAATCATGCCGTTAACAGCCAACTCCGAATTAAATAACGTACCGGATCCGGTAATTAGGCCGGATCCGTTAGTGACTGTGACTGTACCGGTCGCTTGACGAACCGAGCTACGACGCACTGCCCATAGTGTTCCGCCATCCCATTCAAAAAATGCTCCGTTTTGATCATCAAAAACACCTGCTCTGTTAGCAATACTACTAGTAGGTTGTGCTGGATTATTAAATGCAACGGCAAAGCTCACTTGCACGCCCTTACCAGACTGGTAACGGAAATATTTACGGCTTTGTCTAACAATACGAGCATTTGGCTGTGTGTCGTTGGTTGTCATAACAATACCGCCATCTTGCGGTTGGGCGAATGCAATGCCTTGTGGTCGAACAAATACGTTACCAGCGCTGATACTACCGGCACTTGGCGAAGAACTAATTGTGTATTCTATTGCTCTATTGTTTGATTTTGTCGCCACTACTTGAGGGCCGTTTACTGCAGATGTAGCAAAATTAACCACAGAAATTGTATTGTTAACTTCTAATCCGTGAGCTGTTTGTGTAATAATTTGCACAGTGGTATTACCAAATGTCTTTACCGCAGTAATTGGTATGTTGGCGCCTGTAAAGAATGCACCGGGGTAAATTGCTACACCGTTTTGGAAAATGCTGCCTGCTGTAACTGTTCCTGTTCCAACATATCTAAAACTGGAAGCTCCGGTATTAGATACTAAGAATTGTCCGTTGGCTTGTTCGTCTGTGGTACCAACAACTTGAATTGGTTGCCCTTCGGTTAATCCGTGTGCCACTGCTGTTGTAACCGAAACTATTGCTGTTCCGTTACCTTGCATTGTGCTGATATTAGCGGTTAATGCAGCATCTGTGTTACGACCATAGCTGGCAAACATGTTATTAACAAAAGCAACTGTTTGCCATTTTGTTGGCTGCGGCCCATATTCAAAGTCGGTGTCAATCAGTGACTGCGGAGTCGACACACGGAGTTTACCAACCGGATCTACTAAGAAATCTCTAAACGATACCAATGGTGCTGGCTCGCTATCAGTAATAATAAGCAACTTGTCAGTTGAGCTAAAGGCTGTAGTATTAACAGGAATATTGCTCAATCTAGTTACATAACTAGCATCTTGAAATGTCAAAGAAACGTTAGTACCAGTGGCAGTTGCTGGCACGTCAAGATAAATGCTGCTTAATCCGTCAGTGTAATCAACTACGTTACCTTGTACTGGCATGCCTGTACCTGAAATTCTCCAACCTTGCTGTACACCACCGTTGTTATATTCTAACGAATTAAACTGTCCAGTGGTCATTTGCAGTCTAGTGGACCCTGATGCGGTATTGGCTGCTGTGGTGTAACTACGCTGTACATAGCTAAACACCACGTTGTTAAATGTAGAATCATTGAATGCGTAAAGTGTTGTTTTACTTGGTACGTGAATGATCAACAGTATTTGTTCTGGCGTTGCTTTTTCTGGTAGTGTAACTACTGTGTTACCTGAAGTACCAGTTTGGAATTTGTATCCGCTAGTGTAAGTTTTCTTTGCCATATATTCAAAAATCCTTTTCTATTTTGTATTTATAAAATTAAAGTCCGCCAAAAACTACTGCAAATTTGATCGCAGTGTTTGTCACTGATGCTTCAGATGACGATGTTGCAGGTGCCCACTTGCCTTGAGCAGCATCGTACTGTAAGAATTGTCCATTGGTTGGAGATGTAGTAAAGTTGATATCTCCTAGTGTACCTAATAATTGTGCGCCGGATCCGGCTAATATTTTTACTTCGGCTCTGGTACCTGTAGGAATGGCTTCAGAGAATGTAATCTGGTTACCAGAAACAGTATAGGTATCTTTGGGTTGATATATACCATTCCACCAAACAGATACCTGATCGGCGTCTGCAGGAGTGTACGGCAAATTAAATGGACCAACTGATCCGCCGCCGGTTAATGTTGCTGTGAGCATGCCGTTGCCAGACGATGTAGAAACTAGTTGTCCTTGTTGGTAAATATTTCCGCCCACGTACAAGTTACCACTTTGTACTACAACATTACTACTGGAAGTAACCAATTTATCTGTAGCTACCACTAGATTAGCAGCAGCCGTGCCTGGATCACTGTCTACTGTGTTAACCCAATCAAACTTAGCTTCGGTAGTTGTTCGTACTTCAGCAAATCCTTTACCAACATCTGCTGCGACTCTTACATAAACATCCCAGCTGGTTCCTGTACCTGCCCCAGATACAGATTTAATTTTCATTTGTGTTACAGATCTTTTAGACCCTAGGCTGTAAAAACGACTTTCTACGTTAGGTGCACCGCCTGATAAAAATCTAACTACAAGAAAATCTTTACTATCGCTGTCGCCAGCGTAACCAGCACCGGCTGTGATAATAATTTCAACTGCTTCGCCTGCTCCGGCGCCACTGTTTACCGTAAAGGTTCCTAGCTTGTACCAGGCCGCAGCACCAAGATTGGTAGGTAACTGCATTACATATTTTGTTACTGCAATTTGTTGAATACTGGCCGAGTTGGTGCTGGTTAAATTACCTGTGGTAATGATATCGCTGTTGGCAGCAAATATTCTTACTCCGCCAACTTCAAGACCATTGTGTACTACAAAATTTTTATTTGCCATGGTTCCATGTTCCCCTATGCTTTATTAAATCTTCATTAGTGTTGCAAACGACTTGACATTTACGTTGCCAATTGGGGTAGCGTTTAGATTAACGTCATTACCAGAGATATTGGCGCTAAATGTGGCCAAATTGGCTGTGCCTGTAAATGTCACTGCGTATGTAGCAATTGTTGCTGTTGTATCATTGTGTACACAAATAACTTCGGCTGCTTGGTATTCCCCTGTTCCTTCATTACTAACTTGTACAAAGAACTTACCACTTCTGTGTATAGTCTTATCAAAACTTTGAATCTTGCCTGTAGTGCCGCCAGTAACTTGTGTGTTTGACGTATTATCAATAGTCATCAAGCCGGCAATAATTGTTACACTTGTGTTGGCTTGGAATACGTTAGCAGTTAATGTTGTAAAGTTACCAGTATTACCAACGTTGCCACCAATTGGTGTGTTGTCAATAGGTCCGCCAGTTAGTGCTACTCCGGAAATGGTACCGCCTTGCAGACTGATGTTGCTGGCATACAACCAATTTACCCTTGCTGTTGGTGTACCAATGTTGGAGCTGGTTGTTGGCACTAAATTACCATCTGTTTGGATACTCCAACGATTCACTGTACCAGTTAGTGCAGTTCCTGTATAGAATTGCACAGCATCATTATCTACAATAATTTGATTCAAACCATTGTCACTGGCTAATGTTGTAACTTGGCTAGTGGTTGTCAATGCACGAACGTCAATCACGTCACCAATTGCCGGTGCTTCTGTAAATGTAACCACGTTACCACTAATACTGTAAGCAGTAGTAGGTATCTGTACCACACCGTTTATAGAAATAATTGTACCGTTTGTTGACGCAGACGTTACTGGTAACGTAAAGTTTGCATTGATACCATCAACATTGCCGCTAGGATTGCCTGTTTGTAACGAGAATATCGCAGAATTAATTACTGTAAACGTTGAACCTGTTCCTTGCCATCCCGCACCATCATAAAACTCAAGGCTGGTCAAGGTAGTGTTAAATCTAATCATACCAGCTACATCAGTGAACCCAACAAGACCCGGTCTTTGTGCCGACGAACCTACTGGAATAAGCAATGAATCAGTACTGTTGACTTGCAGTTTAGCGCCTTGTGTAACGTTAGCTGCTACAATATTACCGCCAATAGAGACTTGATCATATGTGGAGTCTGCTACTGCGTAAATTAATGATCTTTCATTTACACCACGAACAATAGTATCGTGCGTGCTTTGCGATCCGTTAATTACAGTGCCTTGACCAACATACAGGTTGCCGCCAATGGCCGCGCCACCAGTGCCAGGTACAACTAATGCACCACCTGTGCTTGCTGTAGCTGCCGCGGCAGTGTAGTTTGTAGTCACCCGTGAATTAGCTAGCACATTACCGTTTAGCAACGATACTTGTTCTACACGTAAGCTTTCATTGATTCCTAAATCGCCACCAACATAACTATCACCAACAATTTGCATACCACCACTATTGACTCTTAATGTTTGAGAGTCGTTGGCAACGTTCGCTTCTGTTCCTCCGCTCAAGTTAATAGCAGATCCGCCGGTAATTACAACATTACCTGAACTGAAATTAGTTACTACAGCGTTGGTAGTTTCAGACGATGTAATCAATGCATTAGCGGTACTAATGTTATTGGCCTGGACATTAACGTTATTAATTACTCCACCGGATACTAGTACGTTACCAGAACTAAAGTTAGTCACTTGCCCGGTGGTAACAGATAGTGTTGTAATATTAGATGTGTTGTTGACTCTTAGTGTATCAACGTTGGCAAAAGTAAAATAACCAGCAGCCGGTGTTACAACACCAATTGGTATATTGTTTATACCGTTAGTTCCTGTTCCACCTCTTAACCAAATTGTACCACTTGGTGTGGCAAACAAGCTTGTAGTTGCTCGCATATTAGTAGCAACAACGTTAGCAGCCAACGAGCCACCAATGCTCATGTTATCAATGGTTCCAATTACTAACGGATCAATGGCTACAGTAGCGCCACCTGTTTGTGGTTTTAAGAATACGTTAGCGGTAATGTTTAGCGTTGGTGCAATTACTTGCTTGTTAAAGTTCCAGCTGTCACCTGTAGATGCATAAAGAATAGTTGCATTAGCACCTTCTAAAGTTATACCACCTTGGTCAGCTGCTGCTGCGTTTACTGCACCTTTGGCTATAGTAATATTTTTATCTTCAACATCTAGTACATTTGTGTTTAATGTTGTTGTTGTACCTTGTACTGTCAAATTGCCAGTGACAAATAAATCTTCACCAACATTAACATTACCACCAATGCCCGCTCCACCAACTACAATTAATGCGCCAGTGGTTGTACTAGTGCTTGATTGTGAACTAGCTGCAACTAAATTGCCGCTAACAGTTGCTACACCTGTTGTAGCAATATTTGCCACTCCGGTTATGTATCCACCACTAACAACTGCATTAGCTGTACTAAAATCTGTTACTACCAGTGTGCCAGCTTGTCCAGAAATTCCACTCACTGTACCACCAGTAACTAATGCATTGGCGGTACTGAAGTTGGTTACGACAAAATTTGTAGCGTTTAAATCTGTAAATGATCCGGTGCTTGGTTTAGTATTACCAATTGGAGTCTCATTGATAGCTGCTGCATGAATGTTGCCCCGGACTGCTACTCCGCCCGATACAATCAATGCTCCTTCGTCTATGTTCCTACTAACAGTATTGGCAAGGACTACCATCCCAACAGTGTTAATAATTGCTTTGATATTTCCTGTGTCAAATCCGCCAACTGCAAAGGCCATACCATTACTTGGACCGCCGGTGTGATTGATAATAAACAAGTTACCAGTGTTGCCAACGCCATGATGTATCAGATAACCATCGTTGGCTTTC